GGAATGACAAATCCATTACCAATACATTTTACAAGTAATCCAACTTTTGGATCTCCCCATAAAAGGACAAAGTATCCTGATAGGAGAAGAATATTACCAATGTATCTTAACACATCGGTGTTTTTTATAAAGGGGGTTTTCATCACCGACCAGTGCTGTTTAAGTCCATCCGTGACTATGTATAATGACGATAGGCAGGCACACCATCCGGATCTAACCAGCAAGTGTAGGAATGATCTTCCATCGCTGTCATCAATTGCATCTCATTATCTAAAAGATACATATCCATATATCGACCAGTGTAGGAATCTACTTTCTGAATACGATAATCAGGTTTCCCGTTGATTTCAAGAGTTCCTACCTGAACGTAACGATAAGGAAAACGTTCAAGAAGAACAGTTGGTTTCCTAATGACTTTCATTAAGCAACCTCAACGGTTTCAAGATCTTGAGCGACATACTCCATAAGCATTTCGTAGTCGTCAAGGGGGTCGCCCGAAAATACCACCCCTGCATTTTCATAGTAGCGGCGGACCTTTTTATAAAGTTTCGGATTCTTTACATCAAGGTAGATTTCCCCGTTAGCAGCAAGACGAAGAGTGCTAACATCTTTCTTGAATTTTGAGATCAGAGACATCGTTTTGTGTTGTTTGCTCTAGTATTATAAAGGATTGAGAGACTTGTGTCAAGTGTGCCAGTCAGAAAACTGGCAATCGGGGTGGAGAGGATCGAACTCCCGACTTTCTGTTCCCAAAACAGACGCGCTACCTCTGCGCTACACCCCGTAACACCATTATTTAGTTCGATGTATAAGCATTATACCCATAACGGGTGGAACTGTCAAGCACATCCCGATAATAAAAATTCCTATTGGACTATTCAATATAGTTTCTACAATGTGAAAAATCATATTCCTCTCCAATTCTTATATTCGTAATGAAAGTATTGATCTACAGTGTTGTCTAATGGTGGTGTTACATCCAAATCTGACCACTCTCTACAAAACTGTTTGATATATTCATCATTCAATACACTTCTACCATAAGACCTTACAAAACAGGTCATAGCAAAACTATATCTTTGTTTATCCATATGCGTGAGTGAGTCCCCATTGAATGAATAGAGCAACGCTAGAAAAAAGTATAATTGCAGATATCAAAGTTTTACTCATCTTCTTCGTCCTCATAAGTTGAAGGTTCTTCAAAAAGTTCTTCTATTTTTTGTTTGAAAACTCTTTTTTGGAGTTCTTTTATATCTTCTTCTGTAATTATTGACATTAATTTAATGTAATTTTAAGAAATGGTAGTAATGGTGGAATAACACCTACAAGTCTTAAGAGTCCTTCAGCAAATAAAGCAAGAACCACCCAACCGACGCACATACTAATGATAGAAGCATTACGGTTGTGTCTTCTGATAGCAGCATTAATCATCTCCTGAACTTCACTACGACTTACCAATTCATCATGAGGTTGCATCACTTTTCATCTCCAAGAATCTTTGCGAGTGGGTCTCGTTTGGTTTTTACAATTTCACACGCTCTTCGGTAAAACATATTATTTGTATTACCAGAAGATTCAAATGTTGCTTTGATCTTCACCCAATTTTGGTAAGTATGATCATCCATTGGGATTCTTTTTAGAATACTACTAGTTATGCTAGTGAGTATTTTAAGAGTGTCAAGTTTGTTAGGGTTTGATGATAATGATTAAGAAAATATTAAACGGAGAGAACAGGAATCGAACCTGCGAAGCTTTTAAACCCAGCCGCTTTCAAGGCGGTGTCCTCGACCAACCGGACTCTCTCCAAGTCGTGTTATAATATACTATATCTATTCAACTTTGTCAAGTGTTTATTAAACCATCCCAAAAAAGAATTGAATTTGAAAGACTTCTTCAAGAATTAGGTTACAAAGATCGCTTACCAGTCTACCCAAAAGAAAATAAAAGATATCAACAAGTTAATTTTAAATGTTTAGACGGAGCAATGGCAATCTACACATTTATTATAATGTATCAAACCAAAAAAAGTTACTTATATCTTGAATTTAAAGATCATTATAACTCACCTACGCTAAAAGAGCGTATTTCAACACTTGCTGAAAATATTCATTTTAATGAAAAGACACGACTTGCCGAAGTTGGTTGGGAAGTAAAATATACCAAACAACCAGATGAATTTTCTCTTGAAGAAAGAAAGCAAATTTTTTACCACTTTATGAAATATACCTATAAGAATCTTGAAGAAGGTATGGTTAACCTAACTCCAAGACCCGGAGATATTCTAGCAGCAAAACCTTATGGACCAAAAATTAATGAAGGTTTTACAGAATCCTCATTGGTTCTTGGAAGACACCAAAGGTCTTTAGTTGCTCGCAAATTTGGTTTTGGTAATCTTCAAGACGATGGATTTCAATATGCTCGCTATGATGAGAACTGTGTCTTACAACCTATCTGACTTCAAAATCAAGTCTTTTTACTTTACGCTGACGCCTTTGTTCCTGAAACGCAAGATCTTCGTTTGAAAGGACACCAGATTTTTTCTGATTACCATAAGAATTAAGCATCACCACTTGACCCAAATCAAATGCTGATACAACTCCATTACGAATGGTTGCCATATTTGGACAACCACAAGACACTGATTTTCCAGAGATGCCTTCTAACTCCTTACCACAAGAGCGGCATCTGATTTTAATATTTTCCATTTTTATTACAAAAATTATTGCATTGGTATTTGGGGTATTTCCTGTTCTTGAGGAACAACCATTGGAGTTTGTTCAGAATCTTCTACAGACAATTTAGAAGTTTTTTCAACCATAGATCTCAACATCCAAACAAATTTACCATGAGATTCCATCAAATCCTGAATTAAATTTTCAGTAGCATAGGATCTTTGATTTCCTGCTTCTTCAGATGCCTCAGTCAAAAGTTCAATTAAAATCATATTATCTGCCATCAACCTTTTAATCATCTCATCGGACTTTGTAATTGGTTTTCCAGCAATAATTTGCTTTTGCCCCAATTCATCAATTTGATTGATATTTGATCCTTCACCTATGGTAGAAACTTCAACAATTCTGGAAAGAGTTCCTACGGGACGTATATTTAAATATCTCATATGTTCGGAGAGACGATCAATCTCTTCAAACATAGTTTCATACTGCCCACCAAAAAGAGTATGAATTTGTTGAAAATCTGGACCAACTACATTCCAATGAAAAACCCAAGTTTTATGAAACAAAAGAAAAAGATTTGCCTGTATATCACTAAGTTGTTTGAACAGTTTTTCCATTATACCATATTTTTTAGGTATTTATAAAGTGGGCGATGACGGAATCGAACCGCCGACATACTCGGTGTAAACGAGGCACTCTACCGCTGAGTTAATCGCCCATAAAAAGTCATTATTGACTCATAAGGTATTCTACCGTATTTGCAATATCATTCATCGCATCACGAAGATTTTCTCTTTGACCTGACTCCATTTTAACAACTGGTCTAGAATCCTCACAGAGAGTCCATCTCCATTGATTCATCTCTTTACATTGCCAAAGATTAATTTTCATTCTTATATTGTTCTAGTTTAATCCAATTAATCAGAGCATTAAGTTCCATTCGTTTTTCTAAAGAAAGATCAAACTTCTTATTAAACAAATAAAAATCAAGTGCTTCAAGAACTACTTTTCGGTCACGCTGGGAAATTAGAGACATAAACCTCCTGAATCCTTTTTATTATACTGAAAAGGGGAGTCGTTGTCAACTCCCCAATTACTTTATGTATTAGGATTTCAGAACTTAAATCCAAGTCCAGTGGTGAACACAGGAGAATAAGTTCCAGTGCTTGAAGCATTCGTTGTGGGAAACTTCAGATCAGCAAAACCAACCAAAGAGTTGGTTAGACGACCTTCAACACCAAGAGCAAGAACAACTTGTCCTCGATTACCAACAGCAGATTGGAAGTTAGCACCAGTATTATTTACAAAAGGAATCTGATAACCAGCACCAGCATAAACATTAGCACGACTTACACCAGATTTGGCACGTGAAATACTCCAATCATAAGAAACCAGAGCACCGCCACCAGCACCAATCTGACCAGCAGGACTACCAACGAAATTAGCATAAGGACGAACCGAAACTGCATTCAGATTCGTGAAGTTCTTAACTGCATAACGTGCTTGAATTGTAGCACCGGAAATTGTGCGTTGAGCACCAAATCCATTACCAGCAACACCTTGCTGATTCAGAAGAACGCCAGCACCCAGATAGTTTCCAACACCTTGTGCTTTCTGTGCTGCAGCAACTTCAAGTGCAGTTACACGAGTATTGGTAGCAGCAAGTTCTTTTGCAAATTCTGCACGAAGAGCAGCAGCAAGTTGTGCATCGGAGGCACTTTGGAACTCACTAATACGATCGAGGCAAGCATTCGTCAGTGCAGCAAGTTGAGCACGTGTAGCAGGTTGACCGGGACGGAAAGTGCCATCAGGAAAACCTGCCACACAACCATAACGAGACACCAGATTAGAAACTGCCTGATAAGACCATTCGGTCGGTTGAACATCACGCAGTTGAGAAACGCTAGTGACTTGTGCCATTGCAGGAGCAACCAAAGAAGAAGCAGCAACTGCAGTGGCGATAAGAGTTTTTTGAATAATCATATAGTTTGTTAAGAATTACAACTACGAAGGTTATTTAGACACTCCAGAATTTATGGAGTAAGCGGAATACCGGATTCGAACCGGTGACGAACTGCTTGGAAGGCAGCCATTCTACCACTGAATTAATTCCGCAAATGAAGGGAAGATTTCTCTTCCCAACGCAACTTCCTTCACACAAAAGGAATATAAGACAAATATTATGATTTGTCAAGCCCCATAACAGAATTGAACTGTTCTCTGCAGTTTACAAAACTGCTGCATCACCACAATGCTTATAGGGCAAAGGTCGCTGAGAGTGCCCTCAGCGAACCAGGCACTTGGTCAGTTTCGGATATGAAGATCCCGAAACCTATGAATGAATCGGATATTTCCAACCCATTCAACTGGGGCAGTAGGACTCGAACCTACGACATAGCGGTTAACAGCCGCTCGTTCTACCAACTGAACTATGCCCCAATATTGGAGGCGGGGGGTGGAGTTGAACCACCTACCTGAAGCTTATGAGACTTCTGTGCAACCGTTACACTTCCCCACGATGATGGATTAAGTGTGATATACCT